CCCCAGCTTCTGGGTCGGATCAAGTTCGAGCCCTTAGCCCAGTTCGTCGGCGACGGCCGAGGCATCGACCTCCGCCCCTTCCTCATGTCTGACGCCGAGTACCAACAGGCTGTTCAACAGGCTCAACAACAACGTGTGCAAGAAGCTGGCGGCACTGCTGCAGCGCAGGCACAAGGCGAGGCTACGGCCCCGCAACCACCACAAGGATAGTACATGACCACCGAAGCATCCGCACCGGCAGCGCCTGCCGCTGCTCCCGTTACCTCTGCGCCTGCTACACCAGTCACGGAAACCACCACGCCGGCCCCCACGCCTACCGAGGTTCCACAGATCGGCGACCCCCCAGCCGCACCTACCCCGGCACCTGTAGCACCCGAGGCCGTCGCCAAGTTCAACTACGACCCCACCGGGGACGTGGGCATGGACATGGCGCTGGGTTTCGTTGGCAACCTGGGTTACTCGCCTGACCATCCGGCCATGAAGGCTGCGATGGATGGTGACTTCGCCCCGATCAAGGCCGCCCTTAAGGGCTTGGGCGCGAAGGCCACGGGCTGGGAGAACCACGTCGCACTTGCCGAGAAGGCCGACAAAGAACACCGCGCCACTGAATCCGCCCGCATCACCAAGGACACCGCCAACATCCACAATGCTGTTGGTGGCGCGGAGAAGTGGGCGGCTATCTCGACCTGGGCTGGCAAGAACGCTACCCCAGAAGAGAAGGCCGACGTAAACAGGGCACTCAAGCAGGGCGGCATCACTGGCCGTCTTATGGCCGAGTGGCTGGCCGGCAAGTACGCCAAAGCAGGTGGCACGACCGTTGTCCCGGCTGAGGCTGTCAAGGATGGTGCCAAGGGTGCCGCTACCAATACGGGGGCTCTCTCGGCCTCGGCCTACGCCATTGAAGTCCAGGCCCTCCGTACCAAGATGGGCTACAAGATGGATGGTTCCCCACAGTATGCGGCACTCCAAGCTCGACGCATCGCCGGCAAGCGCGCCGGGGTATAATCCAGTACCCTTATTGCACAAGCCCGGTCGCAGTATGGCGGGCGTGCACCGCATTCCCGCCATCATCAACATAGAATAAGGAGCCACTTTGGCCCTCGACGACACCTATAACATCACCCGCCCCGGTCAAGAGAATGCCGCTGGCGTGGTGGATGCTCTCCACATCGAAGAATTCACGGGCTTGGTGCAAGGCACGCTCGACCGTATGTCGGTCTGCGCACCCCGCATCCCGGTTCGCCCGGTCAAGGGCACCAGCACCATCACCAACTTCGCGGTTGGCAAGTCCACGATCCAGAAGATCGTCCCGGGAGCCACGCCCGATGGCTCGATCACGAAGTTCGGCAAGGCTTCGATGACGATCGACACCACGATCATCGCCCGCGCCATCCTGCCGCTTCTGGAAACCTTCCAGACCTCCTACGACTCGCGTGCCGAGATCGCCCAGGAGCATGGCAAGGAACTCGCGAAGCAGTTCGACCAGACGTTCTTCATCCAGGCTATCCAAGCCGGTCTCCTGACGGCCAATCGCTTTGGCCTGACGGCTGCTGGTCACACCGGCGGCTCGCAAGTCACCTTCGCGGGTGCCAACGACTACCTCGACCCGGCCATCCTGTACTCGAAGCTGGTTGACCTCCTTACGGCCCTGCGCCTCAAGGACGTCGATCCCCTGATGGACGGCGTGATCCTGGCCGTTGGCCCCACCGAGTTCGCCACGTTGTCGATGAACGAACTGCTCATCAACAGCGAGTACAAGACCTCGGATGGCACGTCCATCCCGGGCATGGTGCTCAAGGCGCAAGGTTGCCAGATCGTCCAGTCCAACAACTTCGTTGGCGGTCAGAACATCAGCGGCCACATCCTGTCCAACGCGGACAACGGCAACGCCTACGACGGTGACTTCTCGAAGGTCGTCGCTGCTGCGTTCGCCCCGAAGGCCCTCATGGCCGGCGAGACGATCCCGCTGCAAAGCGAGGTCTTCTTCGACAAGCTGTCCAAGTCGTGGTTCGTCGATTCGTGGCGCGCCTATGGCGTGGCACCGTCGGTCGCTGCGTTCGCCGGCGTACTGAACAAGCCGTAAGACTAGCTCGGCCTTCGGGCCTTGCCACAACTATCCCCCACCCTACCCTCGCGGTGGCGTGGGGGATTTTTCGCTTTTCAAGGACAAACTATGGAAACCCTGTCGGTAGTGAACCGCATGCTGGGTACGATGGGCGAAGCGCCCCTCAACTCCCTCGAAGAGAGCCACGCATTGCTGTCTGCCATGCAGGGTGCCCTGGACTCTGCCAGTGACACCATCCAAGCGGACGGCTGGTGGTTCAACATGGAAGACCTGGACTTGGTGCCGAACCCCACGGACTCCAGCATCTACCTTCCCAACGATTGCCTCTCGGTGAGGACATCGAAGTACAACCTCGTCAAGCGGGGGAACAGAATCTATAACCTGACCGGCGGCACCTACGTGTTCACCGAGTCTAAGCTCTCCCTGGAGTTGATCCGGTTCGTGCCTTTCGAGGACTTGCCCGAGATCGCTGCGGCGTACATCGCCAATCAGGCCATCCTGGACTTCCAAGCGGACTACGATGGTGACACGGCCAAGGCCCGTCAACTCTCCGCCAAGCTCGCCGCCAGCAAGGTAGCGGCCGAGGTCGCACACATCCGCAATCGTCGGCGCAATCTGCTCAACCAGAACAGTCGCCTCCAACAACTCAAGGCCGTGACCCGTGGTGCTCGACGCACCTTGTTCGTCCCACTCGGCCGCGTCTAAGGAGATTCCATGAAGGTATCGGGTTCCACCTCATCCCTGATGCAAGGTGTCAGCCAACAGATCGCCCAGGAGCGCGGCCCCGGCCAGCACACTGAGCAGATCAACATGCTGCCCGATCCCGTTCAAGGGCTCTCGCGGCGGCATGGCACTCTGATGCAGGCAGAGGCGCGCCTCATCCCCGGCACCGACACTGGCCCTGCCAACATCGATGCCATGATCCTGGACACGGAGAACTTCCGCACGTTCCAGTACAGCAACGGTGGACACGACTACGTAGTCCTGTATCGGGCTGCTGAGCAGGCGGCGGGCTCGCCGTTCCCCGTGGTGCAGGTCTACGACCGTACCACCTCACAGTTCCTACCCCTCGTCCGCAACGCTGTGGACGCACAACTTGATCTCTTGATCTCCGGCGGCATCTCTGCCATGACAGCCATCGGCAAGTATGTGTTTCTGGCGGGGTACACCACCCCGTCCACTGCCACTACGTACAACGCCTGGGCCGACACATCCAACAAGAATGATGCGGTGGTCTGGATTCGCGGCGGAACTTATAGCCGGCTGTACACCGTGGATGCAACGCGCTCCGATGGGACGCAGTTCCATTTCGAGTACAAGACCCCGACCTCAGCGTATCCAGGCACGCTAGACACCAGCGCTGTCCCTGTCTATGCAGCCGACCCAGCAGGCGGAACGCAGTCTGATACCGAGGCTGCATACATTGTGCCAGTGGGGGGCTACGGGCAGTTCATCCTAGGATGGGCAGCGTGGAACCCCACCGGCATGACGGTCAAGAAGGGCACCACGACCCTTACCAACGTCACACCCGCCGCCCCCGCCAGCGCCTCGGAGTACTCCTGGGCCACGGGCTCCGATCATGTCCAGTTCGACCCCTCGCTTATCAGCGCCTTGGACGTGACCGTGCTGTACACCCACACGAAGACCGTGACGAACCCGAACTACTCCAAGAGTGTCGGAGACCTCACGAATGCATTCAACACGGCGGTGACCAACTGGATCGGCATGGCGTCCGACGCCATCCAGCCTACAGCCATCGCCGAGAGCCTGAGGCTTGCTGCCGTCGCTGCGGGTCTGACCACGGCCACAAGACAGGCCGGCACTATCATCTTCGACAACGTCACTGCCCTCGCTGTCTCTGACGGTGGGGATGGGAGCCTGATCCGGGGTGTTGCCAATGAAGTCACGAGCATCAACGAAGTATCCGATATTCACAAGATCGGCAAGATCGTGAAGGTTCGGGCCGCGCGCAGTGCGGAGTCCTTCTACCTCACGGCTGTCTCGAAGTCTGCCGGCATCACATCGGGGTACACGGAGGTGACGTGGGTAGAGGGTGCCGGTGTGCAGTTCACCATCACTGGTGGTCTGCTGTATCTGACCGTCAAGTCCGGTACGGCGTACATCGGCTCGTCGGCCACCTTGATGAACGCCATCGTGCCCGGCCTCGTTGCCCCTGACTACGTGGTCTCGTCTGTGGGCGATGCAGACTCCTCGCCGCTGCCCTACTTCATCGGTCGGCAGATCACCTACCTAGGCGTCTTCCAAGACCGTCTGCTGGTTGGTGCCGGTGCGGTAGTGCGTGCCTCGCGCACGGCGGACTACCTGAACTTCTTCCGCACTTCGGTGCTGACGGTGCCTCAGGATGACTCACTGGAAATGCTCTCACAGGGTAGCGAGGACGACACCCTTCGGTACTCGATCATCTACGACCGAGACTTGGTGATCTTCGCCGACAAACGGCAGTACGCCATAAGTGGCCGTGCTGCGCTGACCCCGACCAATGCGAACCTCCAGGTGATGTCCTCTCATGCGAACGCGGCCCAGTTGCCGCCTCTCGCTATCGGCGGGCGCATCTTCTACGGGCAGCAAGGAGAGACTGCCGGGGCAGTGTTCGAGGTGCAGCCCGGCCTAGTCGCAGAGAGCCCGGAGTCCTTCGTGATCTCTAGCCAGATCGACACGTACATGGCAGGCCGGATCATTGAGCTGTCCAACAACAGCAAGCCGACGCACTTGTTTGCACGTGCAACGGGAGACCGCTCGTCGCTGTTCGCATACACCTACCTGGACAAGGCGCAGTCTGGCCGGGTTCAGGAGGCATGGCACAAGCAGTCATTCGACCCCAGCCTCGGCACTATCGTGGGCATGGCGACTACCAAGGATGGCCTGCTAGTGTTCTTCATGCGAGAACTGGCTACCCATGATGGAGTGCCCCATACGTTCATCGTGTGCGACCTTATGGCATTGACCCCAGGGTTGGCAACACGGCCCTACCTCGATTCCCTGCGCCCGCTTGCGGACGTACTGGATGACACTGGGCCCGTGCACTCCACGTCAGCCGGGCCGTGGAACGTGGCATTCGATTCCACAAGTGAGTGGAGGTTCCTCGGCACGACGCTGGATGACCAAGCTACGCTACTCGCGGAGTTCCCTGATGCCACCGGCCCTTGGGTTGGTGCCAACCAGGACAGCCTATTCCGTCCGACGAATCCATTCATCCGGGATCGGGACAACAAGGTCATCACCTCGGGGCGCCTCACGGTGGCCTCGGTGGATGTCACCACGGCAAACTCCTCTGGCTTCTGGACGGACGTCAAGTCGAAGTCCCGGGAGCACACGGATACCATCGAGTACAATGCTCGCATCGTAGGGTCGCCGGACAACCTTGTCGGTCGAGAGGTTGTGACGTCCTACACCCAGAAGGTGTCGATTGCCCTGGAGACCAGGGACTACACACTCACCCTCAGGGGCCGCACTTGGCTCCCCTTCACCATTACCGCCCTTGAGTGGACGGGTCAATGGTTCAACCGAACCCAACGATTATAAGGAGACCACCATGGGAGGAATTAGCGTAGGCGGCGCATTCGGGGCGGGCTTCGGCAAGGCCGCAACTGACGCCAGCATCAATGCCAACAACCAGATCAGCGAGGTCAATGCCCGCACTGGCAACAAGGTGCGGCAGGCAAGCAATGCTGCGGCAGCAGCGGAGGGTAACCTCAACCGCTTCGTCCAGAGCGTCAACAACAACCGGCGGCTTAAGGCCGGCGGGGACGCACAAGAAGCACTCGTAGTCAACGCTGCCCGGATGGGGGACTCACAACTTGCCGGTCGGTTCTCGGACTCCATCCGGGACGCAGAGCAGGTCGGCCATGCCGCAGCCTCCCAGGCTGTTAACGGTGTTGGCGGCAGCGTCGTGGACATGGTAAACACCAGCACGGCGCTACGCGATAGCATCGTGAAACAGTCCGTGGATGACAACCAGAATGCACAGTCCTGGGACATCTCCAAGCGGGCCGGTGTCATTGCATCTCAGATGATCGGGGGGCTGGACTCGTCCGTAATCCTCGACCGTCTGGACTACAACCATGACGTTGCACAGCACCAGAACAAGTCCGGATTCTTCGCTACCGTACTCAATGGATTTCTGGCGAACAGCGTGCTCCCGAACAACACCTATCAAAATGCGAAGGAGGGGGTTAAGCAGTTCTGGGATCAGAACTTCGCGAGCCACGAGACTAACACTCCCCTTGGTGGAGGTGGCACGCAGCCCTCGATTGATAGGATGTCGGCATCTGACGCCAGCAACCCCTATGGTATCTTCGATGAACCAATTCCCACGGAAGAGATTCCACAACTGGACATGAGCGAACTTCAAGGCTCGTGGTAACTAAGGAGCCCCATGGCTACTGTACCTGACAACACACTGGGCGCCCCCACCAAAGGC